CGGGCGTGATGAGTTTATTCTTCACGGTGACTTTAACGGAAAAGTTTATCGTCAGGAAAACGGAGAGTCTTTCGACGGCCAAGACATCGTATCGATCTACTCAACGCCATACCTTGATTTTGGCGATACTGAAATTCGTAAGGTGCCTCACCGGATCAATACTTTTGTCCGTGCTGAAGGACCATTTACACTAAACTTGTCGCTACAGTACGATTGGGGTGATCAGGACACTGCCCGCCCTTCTACATACGACCAAACATCAACCGGTGCGCCTACTGTTTATGGTGGGCGAAACATCGAATACGGCGGTGAGAACGTCCAGTACGGCGGTAACTCTAAGCCGGTTATTATTTCTGATCTGCAAGGCTCTGGATATTCAGTTCGCGCTACGTTCGTTACCTCAGGACAATCTGCGCCGTTTTCTATTCAGGGTATTGTTTTTGAATTTGCTCTTTCGGGGAGACGTTAGATGAGCGGCTATACTCGCCAGTCAATCGCTGACATTATTAACGGTCTGGACGTTACAGCTCCGCCACTTAACGCGGAGTTTAACCAGATTGCGGCTTCGTTTGACGGTACGACCGGCCATATTCATGACGGTAGTGTTGGTAACGGGCCTAAGATTCCTCTCTCCACGTCTGTTGCTGGGTATCTGCAGCCAGACAATGGTGGTGTTGGTGGACAGAATAAAACTGATGCAACCGCTAACCCGGTAGTCACTAACGATAACACTGAAGGATATGCGCCCGGTTCGCTTTGGCTGAACAATAACACCGGTCGTGTTTTCTTGTGTGTAGGAAACAATACTGGTGCCGCTGTTTGGCGCGAAGTTGCTCAGATTACCGAAAACAATGTATTTTTCCCTGAAACGAATGATGCGGTCGATATTGGAACGGCAGCTAGCCGCTTTAAAGATATGTATCTTTCGGGTAATTTGGATATCTCCGGAAACGCAATCGTTGGGGGTGATTTAGAAGTAACTGGTACAACGACTTTTAGCGGAAACGTTACTGGTAACGGTACTGTCTCTTTTTCAACTGTTGATATTGATGGCGGTTCTATCGACGGAACTCCTATTGGTTCTAACACTGCTTCTACAGCAAATTTCACGTCAGCCTCAGTTTCTACCTCCCTCACGGCGGCATCAGTTGATATTAATGGCGGTAATATTGACGGTACCACTATAGGCAACACTTCTCCTGCCTCAGGTAGCTTTAGTACTGTTGACATTGACGGCGGAACGATTGACGGCGTAAGCATCGGTTCGGTTACTCCGTCTACGGGTGCTTTCAGCTCTGTCGATATTAATGGGGGCAATATCGATGGAACCACCATCGGGGCTTCTTCTGCTACGGCAGGTACGTTTACCAATCTATCAGCGACCAGTACTCTGAATGCAGCCACTGTTGACATTAATGGCGGGAGTATTGATGGCACCGCCATTGGTGCGAATACTTCCAGCTCAGGAAAGTTCACCACTTTAAACGCATCAGGACAGTCTACGCTTTCAAACGTTGATATTAACAACGGCACAATCGACGGTACGACTATTGGTGCTACTACCCCTGCAGGAGCGTCATTTACTTCTGTGGCGGCCTCTACGGGATTCACAGGAGATCTTACAGGTGATGTTACAGGTAACCTTTCTGGAAACGTAACAGGAAACGTTTCCGGCAATGTCACCGGCAACTTGACCGGGGATGTAACGTCTACCGGTACGTCCACCTTTAACGATTTAACCGTTAGCGGCCAGCTAAACATGGACGCTGGAACAGCATCTACTATTGTTAATCTGGCCAACCCAACTAACGCTCAAGACGCAGCGACCAAGGCGTACGTTGATAGCAGCATTTCTGATTTAATTGATGGAGCGCCGGGTACTTTAGACACTCTGAATGAGCTTGCGGCTGCGTTGGCGGACGATGCTAACGCCTTCACCACACTTGATACTAGGATCAACACAAAAGTATCTAAGGCCGGGGACACGATGACGGGCGATTTGTCGATGGGGGCCAATAAGGTCACTTCGTCGGCTGCCCCGTCTGCTGGCACTGACCTTACGAACAAAACATACGTTGATACCCAGAGAGACACGAGAGTTTCCAAGACTGGCGACAACATGTCTGGTAATCTGGAGATGGGGTCTAATAAAGTAACGGGTCTTTCAGCGCCCACCGAAGCCAATGATGCGACTCGTAAATCTTATGTAGACAATATTCTTGGTTCAGCTACCGCCGCTGCCGACAGTGCTTCTTCTGCTGCTGTAAGTGCATCAAATGCAGCAACAAGCGAAACAAATGCGGACAATAGTGCTATTGCAGCCGCCGCTACTTTAGACGATTTTGCGACCCGGTATCTAGGAGCTAAGACCTCTGACCCAAATGTTGATAATGAAGGTAACCCACTTATCGATGGTGCCCTGTACTATAATACGGGTACTCTGCTGGTCCGCGTATACGACCTTCAGTCAGATAGTTGGGATGATGTAAAACCTTCTCCAGCCGACCAAGAAAAAATTAATGTTCTTGTATCCGACTTGGCCGGAGCCGGGTTTAAAAGTGACCTTGGTCTAATTGGAGACCCTGTAGTTGTAGAAGGCACCACACCAGAGGGTGTTATTACTACTGTGTTTAACATCCGCGACGACATCGAGACTGTTGCGGGTATTGATTCAGATGTGACTACGGTGTCTGCGATAAGTGGAGATGTTTCTACAGTTTCTGGGGTGTCTACGGATGTAACAACGATTGCTGAAATATCGTCTGATGTTGTTGCCGTTGCCGCTGACGAAGTGGATATTGGAATTGTTGCTGACAACATCTCGGACGTAAGCACCACGGCGTCCAGCATTGCAGCGGTCAATACAGTCGCAGCAGATCTTAATGAATCCCAGTCCGATATTGAGATTGTTTCCGCAAGCATAGCGAACGTAGATACTGTTTCTGCAAATATCGCGGATGTTAACACCGTTTCCGGCATTTCCCCAGATGTTACGGTGGTGGCTAATAACAATACAGACGTAAGTACGGTCAGCAATAATATTACGTCAGTGGCTTCAGTCGCAGCGGACATTACTAATGTTAATACCGTCTCCTCAATTTCTACAGACGTTACTGACGTGTCGGCTATTCAAACCGATGTTACAATTGTCTCAGGGATAAGCTCAGACGTATCCACCGTTGCAGGGATTCAGTCGGATGTCACTACGGTGTCGGACAACGTAACTGATGTGACGAACTTCGCACAAGTATATATTGGTCCATCCGCTACTGACCCAAGTACTAGAAATGACGGAACTGCTCTTCAAGCCGGTGATCTGTATTTTAGTACCGACATTCAACGTCTTAAGGTTTATAACGGATCAGCGTGGGATGCTACTACTAGTGATAATGCTAGTATTCGCGGGTTATTTTCTGCGGGCGGTGATTTAGCTTATGACTCTTCCACGGGTGAGTTTTCGGTCACTACATACAAAGATGAGGACGTAGACGCTCATTTAAACGGTGGCACGGGTGTCACCTACACCAATGGCCAAATTAGCATTGGACAAGATGTACAGACTTCTTCGGACGTGACTTTTAATAAAGTAACGGCTGAATTCATTGATTGCGGAACAATAGCCTAGAGGAAAAATACGATGGCAACAGAGCTGAAACTAAGGCGTGGCACAACAACAGACCATAGCACATTTACTGGTGCTGAGGCTGAAGCCACAATTGATACTACAAAAGAGACACTTGTTATTCATGATGGGGCAACCACAGGGGGGTTTCCTCTGGCCCGCGAAGATCTAAGCAACGTTAGTTCAATTAATGCCACACCAGTCGGAGATACAACGCCATCCACGGGTTCGTTTACCAATTTTCAGGCGTCTGGAACGGCGGGGTTTACCTCTTCCGGCGCACTGGGCTTGCCTTCAGGAACAGAAGCGCAGCGTCCTACTACCCCTGTTACAGGTATGCTTCGGTTTAACACTGATTCTGGAAACCTTGAGCAATATGACGGCTCTGCGTGGGTCGGTGCGGATAAAACAAAAGCTAACACCGGTAAAGCCATCGCAATGGCCATCGTTTTTGGATAATTAAGAGGAATTAAAAAATGGCAGCACCCAACATTGTTGAAGTCTCGCAGATCAACGGCAAAACAGCAGTCCAGCAGGTAACAGATACCGCTACTGCAATTATCACCAATGCAGCAGCAAGTGGACAAGTATACAAAGTCAACTCACTCTATGTCTCAAACGTGGACGGCACTAATAACGCTGAGATCAACGTTGATTTCTTTCGTGGCTCGACCCCGTATCACATTGCAAAGACATTAGTTGTGCCAGCGGACGCCACGATTGATGTTTTAAGCAACGCAATCTACCTAGAAGAAGGTGATGCACTACGG